AACCTCGTGTTCCCGAGCCGGTCCTGTCCTCGGGTGCTGGTGGTGAGTGGGGCACGCCTGATTCCGACCTGATTCAGCGGTCCGCCCACAGCAGCAGGTGCGGGGTGATCGAGGCCAGGTCCGGGACGACGACGAGGCCGGGGTCGGCCGGGAAGTGCTTGGTCGCCCCGATCTGCACCACGTGGATCCCGTTGCCCCGGGCCGAGGCCGCCCCGCCCGGCGCGCTCATCGCGCCGGGCATCCAGGTCGCCGACGAGGACCGGGACCCGCTGGAGGAGCGGCTGGCGACGTGGGAACCGGTGGATCTGGAGCCGTACCTGGCGGGCCAGGTGCGCCCCGCGGCGCCGGAGGTGCTGGCCCGGTCCGATGGTCAGTGCCTGATGTACAAGGGGCGCGTGAACATGCTGTACGGGTCCTCGGAGTCGGCCAAGTCGTGGATCGCGCTGAACACAGCCATGCAGGAGATGGCTAAGGGCGAGCGGGTGCTGTACCTCGACTTCGAGGACGAACCCGTTCAGACACTGAACCGCCTGCGGCTCATGGGCGCCGCCGACGACGACCTGCGGCTCCAGTTCTCGTACATCCGCCCAGAGGAGCCGCTGGCCCCGATGCAGCGGAACCGGTGGGGGTCGTCGTCCCCTACCGACATCGGCACGCTGAACCAGTCGCTGTTCAGCAAGGCGCTGGAGGCTCTGGACCCGTCGCTCATCGTGGCGGACGGTATGACCAGCCTGTACGGGCTGCACGGGCTGGACTCGAACGACGCGGTGTCCACCGACGTCATCACCTCGTGGCTGAAGCGTCTGACCCGCAACGGCCGCTCGACGGTCATCATCATCGACCACATGGCGAAGAGCGGGGAGAAGGGCACGATGCCCCTCGGGTCGCAGCACAAGGTCGCCATGGTCCAGGGGACCCTGCTGCAGGTCTGGCCGGTGCGCCAGCCCATGCCGGGCGCCGTCGGCGAGGTGGAACTCGTGGTCCTGAAGGACCGGCCGGGCGCCGTCCGCGCCGCGTCCCAGGCCGGTAGCGGCGTCGGCAAGGCCCAGGTGGCGGGCGTCGTCACCATCGACTCCTCGAAGCCGGGGCAGACGGACCTGAGCATCGCGCCGCCCCGCAAGGTGGTGCCGACGAAGGCCAAGGTGGACGTGGACCTGTCCAACGTCCAGGCCGCTAAGAAGGCCGAGGAGAACGCCCGGTGGGAGGACGTCATCATGACGGTCTTCCAGGGCGAGGTCGGCAAGTCGTTGACCCGGCGGGAGATTCTGGAGGACCCGAACTGCCTCGCGTCACCCCGCCAGGCGGAGAAGGCCGTGGAGAGGCTGACGGCCTGCGGGGTGCTGGAGAGGTCCGGCAAGACCCGAGGAGTCAGGTACACGCTGATGGTCGGCGTACCTGGCTTTAGCGCGGACCCGCCGGACGCGGGCTTCGACATCGAGATCATCGACGACGACCCACCCTCGGACCCGCCGCCGCCGGCGCCGGTCTCAGCCCCCTCGGACCTGCTGAGCGAGCCGGATCCGCCCGAAAACGGACAGGATGACGTCGCTCATGAGGTGGAGGACCCGCCAGAGCCCGATGAGGGGCTGGACGAGGCCGACGACGTCGGCGAGGTGGAGATCGACCTCGAGGACTTCGACGACGGGCCGGAGGAGTACGACCCGCACGACTGGACGGGCGGGATAACGGGCGAGTTGGACGTGTGGGACATCGTTGAGCGCGAGGCCCGGACCGAGTGGTAGTGTGACCGTCCTCACGTAGGTTCTATTGATCTAGGTATGCCATCCTCATATACTTAATGCATCACCGGGGGACAAACGGTCCCCCAGATACCGCCGGAAGAGACGGATAACCGCCCGGCAGATTGGAGCAGATGATGCAGTACGGAATGAGCGAGCAGAAGCGGGCCGGGATCGCCGCAGCCTACGTGAGGATGTTCGCCGGTCTCCTGACCCTCGGAGTCGCCTTCGCGGCCGCCGCCATCGCCACGGTCGTCACCGGGCAGGTCATCCTGTGGCTGCCGGTCGCCGGCATCTTCCTGTACTTCGCGGCGAAGATGCTGACCCACCTGGAGTACTGGCTCCGCCCCACCGACGAGATCAAGGTCGGCAACCCGCTGAAGCACGAGCCGCTGGTCACCGTCGTCCCCGACGGCCGTAAGTGAGGCCGTCATGAGTTACCACGACGACATCGACGAGATCGACATGGCCATGGACTTCGCGCTGGACACCGCCGAGGACGCCGCCCAGGACGAGGCCACGCAGGCCGCAATCAGCCGGGCCGTCCACCACTACTGGGAGACCGGGGTCTACGAGGACCCGCAGGACCCTGGGAACACCCCGTGCTTCACCTGCTCGCAGGTCAGTTGCGAGTGTGACCCGGCCGAGTACGACATCGAGGAGGACAACTGATGAGCGGGACGCTGTTCTTCGCGATCGACGGGCTGCTGGACGCTGTCCACAGCCTGGAGGACGGGACCCAGTGGCGCCGCGCCGCCCACAACGTCATCGCCTCCGCCGCCGTCGAGCAGGGCTGGGAGTGGGAGCACGTGGGCCCCATCGTGGTCTCCGTGACGGTCTTCATGGACGACACCGACCGCCGTCCGCACGGGCCCGCCAGCCGAGGCTGTCTCGCCGTCGCCCGCGACGTCGAGGACCTGCTGGTCACCGGTCGCGCCGGCCACAGGAAGCGCGGGGCCGTCGCCGACGTCCGCGACATCATCTGTACCGAGGTCCGTATGAGTCCCTGCCGGGCAGGGTGCACGCCGGGCGTCTCGGTCGCCATCTCAGAGGTCGCCTGACGGCGACACGACACAGGACAGGAGCAGGAAATGACATTCGAGTACATCCGACCGAGCCAGGTCTCGGCGGGAGACATCGTCCAACTGGGCGACGGGCTGTGGGAGATCCTGGATGAGCCGACCCGCGGGGGATGCGGGTACCTCCCTGAGGAGGTGTTCTGCGCGACGGCCAGACGGTTCTCCAACGGGGCGTGGGGCCCCGAGCGGAACACCAAGACAGTCACGATCCGAACCGACAGGGCGCCGCTGCGGATCAGCCGCGACGAGTTCGAGGACCTGTCGGTCTGCTACGGCTACGCGATGAACTTCAACGCGGCCGGTGAGGGGAGGGGAATCTGATGGCCGAGGACAAGTACGCGGACGACATCCGCCTGATCGACCTGAGCCAGCACATCTTCCTGAAGCGCGGAAGCGACATCATCGCCGACGCGATCATCTACCACGGCGACTGCTGGTGGAAGGTACTCGGGAACGGGTTCGCCAACGGGAGTGACTTCCTGTACACCGAGAAGGCCGGCAGTCTCCGGCACGACGCCGAGGAGGTCGAGATTCCCATCGACGACGACAAGACGTACCTGGTCGTCCTGGAGGGCTCTCCGTTGCAGTTCCGCGACGGCGACCTCATCTCGACCGAGTGGCCGGACAAGGACCTGATCTACGTGGACAAGGCGCTCCGCAAGGCCGCTACGAAGCGGGACGGCGTCTTCGAGAAGGACGAGGTTCACGGGCTGTTCGCCCGCCGGTACGACAGCGACGGCGACTGCTACTACGCGCCGGTCGAGGCCGAGGACCAGGGAATCGACAAGAACTGGATGCTCATGGAGCACTACGACGTCATCCTGGAGTGGCGCCCGGTGGACATCGCCGCGGTGCTGAGGGAGGCGATCTGAGTGACGGTGTTCAAGTTCGGTGGGCCGGAGCGCTTCGCCCACCAGAAGGCCGGCCTGAAGAAGATCATCGAGAACAAGGGCACGGCGGCGCTGCTGTTCGAGCCCGGTCTCGGGAAGGGCCACCCGCTCAGCGAGAAGGTCCTGACGCCGTTCGGCTGGCGCCGCGTCGGCGATCTGAAGATCGGCTCGGCCGTCATCGGGTCCAAGGGCCGCGCCATCGAGGTCACCGGCGTCTACGACCGCGGCGTCCTCGACGTCTACCGGGTGACCCTGCATGACGGCGGCACCGTCGTCGTGGACGGCGACCACCTGTGGAAGGTGGGCCGGAAACAGCGCGACGGGATGATCCTGTGGACCGTCAAGGACACCCGCACCCTCATGGCCGAGGCCCGTGAGGACGACGGCCGGATGATGGCGCAGTACTGCATCCCGGCGGCCGTGAACGTCCGGTCCGCCATCCCCACGGAGTCGCTCCCCATCGAGCCGTACCTGCTGGGCCACATGCTCAGCCGTGGCTCCGACGAGGCCCAGAGAATCCCCGAGAAGATGCTGGTGGCGTCGCTGGCCGACCGGCGGGGGATGCTCGCGGCGCTGGTGGAGACGTCCGACCTGGAGACCCGGCGCGGGGCCGTCTTCGTCACCCGGTACCGGGAGGCCGCTGAGGGCGTCCGCCGGCTGGCGTGGTCGCTCGGGCTGGCCGTCCAGTTGCTGGACCGCTCGTGGGACGGGCACCCGCAGTTCCGGGTGGTCATGCACAAGGACCGTCAGCCGCTGCGCTGGATCAAGTCCATCGTCCCGGCCGGCCGGGAGCACGTCCGCTGCATCTCGGTGGACGCGAAGGACCGGCTGTACGTGGCGAACGACTGGATCGTCACGCACAACACGGCGACCGTCGTGGACTACGCCTCGCTGCTGGCTCTACAGGAGCAGGTGGCCCGGATCCTCGTGATCGCCCCGCTGGCGGCCGTGGACCAGTGGGCGCTACAGGCGCCCCGCTGGGCCAGCCCGCAGGTGAACGTGTGGGCCGAGGCGCTGGGCGGGTCGGTGACGCAGAAACTGGAGGCGCTACAGGCCCGCGGCGGGCTGCCTCCGGCGTCGCCAACGGGCGGCTACGGGCCGAAGAAGGCGTTCACCAACCACAACATGCACGGGCACCGTTCCATCGCCGTAGGGGCCCGTCTGGACGGCCGAGAGATACCCTCGGACGAGATCTGGCCTACTGGGCTGAGCCGGTTCAACGAGGGCGACATGCCGCTGTTGCAGATCGAGGCCCTGAACATCGACGTCCTCAGCCAGCGACGGGCCGAGGGGTCCCGGACGACGGCGGACCGGACGCTGGCCGCGATCCGCAAGTTCGGCCCGCACCTCGTGGTCATCGACGAGTCGCACCTCATCAAGTCCGTGTCGTCGAACGTCTCCCGGCTCGCGGCCCGCATCGGCAGGCAGTCGAAGCGTCGGATCATCCTGACCGGGACGGTCATGCCGAAGAACCCGCTGGACGTCTTCGCTCAGTGGCGCTTCCTCGACCCGAAGGCGTTCGGGCGCAACGGCAAGGACGCGACGTTCACCGATTTCAAGAACGAGTACGCCGTCATGGGCGGGTTCATGGGGCACGAGGTCAAGGGCTTCCGCAACCTCGATCACATGCAGAAGATCATGGGCCAGCGCGCCGCCGTCGCCTTGAAGGCCGAGGCGCTGGACCTGCCCAAGACGACCGACGTCGTCGTGCCGGTGCACCTGTCCACGGCCGAGGAGAGGGCCTACGAGGCGATGAAGAAGCGGTTGCAGGCCATCCTGCTGTCGGGCCGGAGTTCGACCGCCATGGGCCGTCTGGCGCAGATGATGAGGCTCCGCCAGATAACCGCCGGGCACCTGCCCGACGACGACGGCAACGTCGAGGTGATCGGCAAGTCCAAGGCGAAGACCGTGGCGTCCATCGTGAACGACACGCTCGACGGCGAGAACCGCATCGTGGTCTTCGCGGTGTTCCGCCGGGAGATCGAGCAGATCCGCCAGGAGATCGCCCGCAAGGACACCGTCGTGCTGACGATCACCGGGGACACGGATCCCGAGGACCGGCTGGCGATGCGCCGTCGGTTCGGCTCGGACGACCCGCAGCGCATCGTGCTGGTGGCCCAGATCCAGACGCTCAGCCTGGCGGTGAACGAACTCGTGACGGCGTCGAACGCGGTCTTCGCCAGCCTGTCCACGAAGCGCGACGAGTGGGTACAGGCCCGCGACCGGCTGAACCGGCTGGGTCAGACCCGGCCCTGCACGTTCTGGTACGCGCTGGCGCCGGGCACGGTGGACGAGGTCCAGTACAAGGTCTACGAGGACCGCTCGAACCTGGAGCGCTCGGTGCTGACCCACGTGCTGGACGGCAACCCGGAACTGGTCGGCAAGGTCATCTCGGCCGACGGCGGGGAGGGCCACGACGACGAGGAGTGAGGGATTCGGGAGTCGATTCGGTTTTTCGCTATTCGATTCCCCTACCCCTCCCTATAGGGAGGGGTAGGGGGTAAATGAAATCTTGAAAAGAGGGTTGAAATGCTTGACAGATCTGGTAGACTCGCTAGCGAGTCTAAAGGACAGGAAACCGTCTCACAGAGTGAGACAGCCGGAGACGACGAGGTCATCCTGGCGACGTACTCTTCCATGACTACGCACCGGAAGTGCCCTCAGATGTGGAAGTACCGCTACCTCGACAGGCTCGGCCGGGCGGGCGAGGACGCTGCCCCGGCGCTGGAGTTCGGGTCGTGGTTCCACGCCGTGCGCGCCGCCGACAGGCTCGCCAAGGGACGCCGCGAGGGGACGCTGGTCTCCTCCCCCGAGTCCATCGGGACGGTGGACGGCGGGCCGGAGTTCTCGCCGGAGACGAGCCCGGAGGAGATCATGAGCGCCGCTCACGGCTGGTGGGCGACCCTCCCGGAGCCCAAGCGCGAGCAGTGGCTGGACTTCCTCGGGCAGGAGATGCCGAAGCGTCTCAGCGACGCCTACGCCGGCTGGCTGGACGAGTGGGGCTCCGCCTCGGAGGGCGAGGCCGTTCTCGCCGTCGAGCACCGCTGGGAGCGGGCCCTGCCGATGCCGAAGGGATACGACGGGCCGCCGGTGCACCTGTTCGGGTTCATCGACGAGGTGTACGAGGACCGACGCCGCGGGCTCGTGGTGGTCCGCGACTGCAAGACCTCGAAGTCGATCGGTCAGATGTCGGCGATGGACGAACTCATGGACAGCCAGGTTCAGTTGTACGCCTGGGGGATCGCTCAGGACTGCAAGGAGTGGGGGATCAACTCTCCTCGGGCCGTGTCCTTCGACCGCGTCAGGACCGTGGCGCCGAAGACGCCCAGCCTGACGAAGTCGGGCCGGCTGTCGAAGTCGGTGACGGACTACGACCTGCGGACCTACGTCGAGTGGGTAGGCGACGGCATCCCCTTCGACGGGCTGAAGAAGGACGGCTCCGGCGCGGGCGTCTACAAGGTAGAGCAGGACGAGGTTGACCGGCTGTCCTCGGACGACGTCCGCAGGAACTGGTACCGGCGCAGCATGACACCGCTGTCGGTGAACATCGTCAAGACGCACCTGCGGGCCGCCGTTGACACCGTCAGCGACATCGGCCGGACCAAGGCCCGCGCCGAGCGGTCGGGGGAGGCCCCTCGGAACCTGGTCAGCATGATCTGCAAGTGGTGCGACTTTGCCGAGTTGTGCCGGGCGCAGGCCGTTGGTGGCCCAGACGGCGACTTCGATCCGGCGGAGTACGGCCTCGAAGTCCGTAAGTCGCATGGCTCACGGTAATTGACAGACACGGCACAACGAACTACACTGTAAGTACCTAGCCAGGAAGGAGCAGGAAATGGCAGGATTCGCAGGCATCGACATTGTCGATGTGAACGAGGAGCAGCCCGACTTCGGGCGCTGGCTGATCCTCGGGCCCCAGGGAGGCGGCAAGACGACGCTGGCCTCGACGATCGGTGAACTGGGCAAGACGCTGTTCATCGACCTCATGGGCGAGAAGGGCACCAAGTCGTTCCGCAACGCGCCCTACGCCAAGAACATCGACGTCATCCGACCCGAGTCGATCACGGCGCTGGATGACGTGTTCTGGGCCCTCGACAAAGGCGGCCACCCCTACAAGGCGGTGGTGATCGACTCGCTCACCGCGGCCCAGAAGATGACGATGAGGTTCCTCACCGGAGCCTCGGAGACCGCTGTCCGTGAGATCCGTCAGGGCACCGCCCCGGCCGACCAGCGCACGTGGGGCCAGTCGCTCGACATCATGACCGACATGGCGGTGTTCTGGTACGGCCTCGCCGACGGCAACCGGTCTCACCCGATGCACGTCGTAATGACGGCGCAGGTGAAAATGATCGAGGACGAGATCAACGGCGGCGTTCGCCGCCAGCCCGACGTCCAGAAGGGTGCGCTCAGCATCGTGCGGGCCACGCCCGACTACATCGTGTACGCAGACGTGGAGGAGAACATCGACGCCATCAGCGACGAGTCCCAGCCGTCCACGAACCATATCGTCCGTTTCGGGACCAATCCCGACTACGGAACGAAGGCCCGGCTGCCCTACGACCTCAGGGGTAAGATCCCCGAGGTCCTGGGGCGCAAGAAGCCGGTGACCCTCGGAAGCCTGAGCAAGGTGCTCGGGGTAGGCGGAGTCTCGGCCAAGAAGCCCGCCAGCAAGACAGCCACCACCAACAAGAAGGAGCAGTGACATGGCTGACAACAAGGTGAATCTGAAGACCGTCATCGACCTGAGCAACTACAAGGACAGCGGCAACGTCCGCATCCCCGAGGGCCGCTACCGCGCCATCGTGGACGACGTTGACCTCGACAAGTCACGCGCCGGGAACACCATGATTAAGGTCTGGATGCGCGTCCTCGGAGGCGAGCACGACGGGGCGATCATCCTCGACCGCCTGACCCTGACCGACAAGGCGATGTTCCGCGTCGTCGGCTTCATGCAGGGGATCGGGATCAAGACTCCCAAGAAGAAGTTGCAGATCAACCTGGGCACGTTCCTCAACCGTCAGGTAGACATCGAGGTGGTGGACGGCGAGCCGTACAACGGCCGAATCAGGTCCGAGATCGCCCAGTACATCCGCGTCGCCCAGCCGAAGGCTGAGGAGTCCTCGGAGGACGACCTGGACGCGCTGGAGGCCGCTGCGGAGGACGAGGCGCCCGCCAAGCCCTCCTCGGACGCCAAGAAGGCCGAGGCCGCCGCCATCGTTCAGGACGTGGACACCGAGGACATGGAGCCGGAGAACCCTTGGGACGCCGGGGAGGACTCTGATAGCGTGGACGTGGACGACCTGTCCATCGACGACCTGGACCTGTGATCCGCCCGGTCTAAGATCCGAGGGGGCCCTACGGGGCCCCTTCGGCGTATCTGGAAGGAGCCAGCATGGCGAACGAGTGGGGCAATGAGACGCAGGTGGTGGCGGCGATCAAGCGCCGCATCCTGAAGGTGTGGCCGGGCTCGTGGGTGCTGAAGGTGGCCGGCGGGCCCTACCAGGAGCCGGGCGTGCCGGACCTACTCGTGTGCGTACAGGGCCAGTTCATCGGGCTGGAGGTCAAGCACCAGAAGCCGGGCGAGTCCCGCCAGCACGCCCTCGGGCGGGCCTCGGTCCAGCAGCACGAGCAGATCCGCCGGATCTGGAAGGCGGGCGGGACGGCCGACGTCGTCCTCGACCCGGACGAGGCTGAGCAGGTGGTCCGCGTGGCGTTGCTTCGGGCCGCCCCTCGTTTGACTTAGGGCCGTGTATTCACTACAATATACATACAACCAAAGGGTTAGAACCGAAGGAGCAGGAAATGAAAGCATGGTGGCCGGAAAGCCAGACGAAGACGCTGGCGGCTATGAGCCCCGAGGAGCCCTCGGAGAGCCAGGAGACGGCGCTGAGGGCTTGCTTCGAGGCCAGGAAGTTCGAGGTGGATGACCTGGATCCGTCGATGTGGCACGTCGAGGGCCGGCAGGGAGACATCTACGACGTTCACGTCATCTACATGCCGAACGGAGCCCCGTCGGTGACCTGCACGTGCCAGCACGGGCGTCACCACGGCGGGAAGGTCTGGTGCTGGCACTCGTTGCTGGTCCTCCGCATCCTGCGGGCCGCGGCCAGGAAGAAGTCAGGGTTCATCGAGGAGAAGGACGTGGAGAGCAGGGTGATCGAGGATGTGCTGGTGAACCGGGCCAACCCGATCGACGGGTCCGCCCGGTCGGACGAGGAGGTCGGCTACAGGCTGTTCACCTCGAACTACAAGAAGTTCACGCCGGACATGGGAGTGCCGGTCAAGATCAGCAACGGCCGGCCGAAGTTCGCCCTGTCGTACGACCTGCGGCTACAGGCGCCCCTGCTGTACCCCGACTGGGCGTGGATGAAGTGGCCGGTGGCTAAGTTCCGCGAGGCGTACTGGAAGCGGCTCGACGGCTTCGGGCTGTACGCCATCGAGGACCTGTTCCGAGACATCGTGGCCGAGAACGCCCGATTTACGGGCATCCCGGATGACCGGCTGGTCCTCATGTGTTTTGAGCAGAAAACCAAGGACTGCCACCGAGGAGACTTCGCCATGTGGTACGAGAAGGTGACCGGTGAACTGATCCCCGAGTTGCCTGAGGGCGTCGCGTAGGCGTAACCTTCAGGCATCGCCCCGGCGACGGGGCATACCGCTGGTACCTCAGTGGATAGAGGACCCGTTCTCGCAGCGGGAAGTCGGTTGTTCGAATCAACCCCAGCGGTCGATGGCCCGTCAGGTCAGCCAAATGCCTCCGGCTGGCCCTTCGGGCCTCTTTCTGTATCTAGTGCGAGGAGATTCAGATGGCCGGGTTCATGTCCCCGTCGATCCTGTTCCTGTCCACGTGGGACACCCCGGAGCGGGGCTACCTGTCGGCACTGCTGCCGAAACTGAGGGCCGCCGGCTACAAGCACTACCACGAGCCCGCCGTCGGCGGCTTCGCTATGCCGCTGGTGGCGCTGGACGCGGGCTACGACCCGCGCTCGATGACGACGTCGGACGTCCACCTGTTCACCGGCATCCTCGGGACCCTGCTGTCGGGCGGTGACTTCGAGGACCTGGAGGTCCGCTACGACGACCGCCCCATCGACTTCAGCGAGTGCTCGACCGACGTCGATAAGGCCGCTCTCCTGCTGTACACGCAGTACCTGGCCCGGATCCAGACGAAGCCCGAGGGCGAGTACTGGAAGAGCCTATGCGAGGACCTGGAGCGCAACTCGGACTACCACAAGGCATCCTTCCGCGAGCAGTTGTCCCGCATGGCCGGACGGATCGGCGGGCTCACCTACCGCTCGGAGTCGGTGTGGGATCACATGGACCGCATCGCCGACGACCCGCACGCGGTCATCGTCAGCAACCCGCCGACCTACCCGGGCGCCTACGAGAAGTTCTTCGACACGAAGGGACTGCTGACCTGGAAGACGCCCGACTACGACATCTTCGAGGCGCCGACCGACATCCCCGAGATGGTCCGGTTCATGGAGGGGCGCAAGGCCCTCCTCGTGGTCCAGCAACAGCAGACGCCCCGCAACTCGGCGTCGCCCAACCCGCCGTACGCCCGCCAACTGTCCGAGGGCCAGTTGGTGTACATCAACTCGAACCGCTGCGACGAGGTCGTGGAACTGGCCGGCGGGAAGACCGCCGTCCCTCGGAAGATGTCTCCCCGCGCTCCCCGGCCGTGGCCGATGCTCCCCGAGGACTACGAGGTCCGCCCCGACTCGGAGATCCGGCTGGCCTGTGTCGAGTCGAAGTACGCCGACGCCTACAGGGCCGAGTGGATGCACCGGCTCAGCCCGGTTCCGGGCTCGAACAACGTCCTGGTGTTCATCGACGGGTACGCCGCCGGCGTCATCGGATATAGCCTCGCGTCTATATCGTCCTCGTACTCGGACAAGTGGTCCAAACACGCGATCCTGCGGTTCGCCTTCGGCGCGACCCACAACACGCTCCGCATGACCCGCCTGGCGACCATGCTGTCGCTTCAGCACGACACCCTGTGGCTGACGAAGACCCCGCTCAGCACCATGCAGATCGCGGCCGCGCAGGGGCTGGTCACCGTGGAGATGACTCGGCACCCGGAGGCTAAGGGCCTCCGAGGGCTTATGACGCTGGACAACCGCCAGAAGCACCCCGACGGGTTCAAACTGGTCTACGCCAGCGACTGGAAGAAGGCCATGACGCCGCAGGAGGTTCTTGCGGAGTTCTTGCGAAAGGAGCAGCAGTGGCGCAAGTCAACGAAGAGGGCATGAAGGTCGGCGAGGGCCTGTACATCCGCGTCGTTCAGGGCTCAGCCCTGAAGGAGCAGGACATCAACGCCCAGCAGATGGAGCCGACCAAGTTCGAGAGGCTGGTCGAGAACATCCGCCAGCGGGGCGCGCTGGAGTCGATCCCGTACTGCTCGCGCCCGAACGACGAGGGGCCCATCTCCATCGTGTCCGGCCACCACCGGGCGAAGGCGGCCCGCATGGCGGGGCTGACGACATTCCCGGTGCTGATCGACACGAACCCGATGCCGCGGTCGCTCATTCGTGCGAAGCAGATCGCCCACAACGAGTTGTCCGGGTCCCCCGACGAGGAGATCCTTCGGAAGATGATCGAGCAGATCGACGACGTCGAGGACATGCTCGTGTCGGGTCTGGGCGAGGAGTACCTGACCCCGCTCGCGCAGTCCACGACGACGCTGGACCTGCCGAAGGCGGACTTCGACTGGCGCATGACGACGCTCATGTTCCTTCCCGAGCAGATGGAGCGCTTCAACGACCTGCTGGCCCTGATCGACAAGCACTCGGACATGATCGGCGTGGCCCGCGTGGACCAGTTCGACGAGTTCAGCCGGGCCCTCGTGGAGTACGGTCACGTTCGGAACATCAAGAACATGGCTGCCGTCGTGGACAGCCTGACGTCGATCGCCCTGCGGGAGATCGCGGCCGCTGCCGAGGGCAAGGCTGACGACGTGGAGTAACCTGGTAGACGCCTGCAAGGCGTCGATGAAGGGAGCAGGACAGTGTCGGAGGGGACTTCCGGGAAGCGAAAGCGGGTCAACAAGGCCGTTCCGCTGGACTACACGAGGCCGATCTGGCACCGGCAGGAGGGGGAGTCCGAGACCGCGTTCGCCCAGTTCGAGGCGTACCGGGACTCGGACCCTCGCCGTGTCCGGGACCATCCGAGCGGGTTCCACAACTCGGTCCGCTGGTCGTGGCGCGAGCGCTGCCACGCCTGGGACCTGCACCTTCAGGAGCAGGAGACCGAGCGACTGATCCGCTACCGCGTGGACATGAACGAGCGTCACCGGGCGATCGCCCGTCTCGCCATGTCCCGCGCCGCGCAGTGGTTGCAGGGCCTCGACGAGATGCGTATCTCGAAGATGAAGCCGAACGAGGTGGTCAAGATGCTGGAGGTGGCTGCCAACCTGGAGAGGAACGCCTCGCGCGGCAACCTGCCCGACGTCACCGTGGGCGTGACGACGAACCTCGTGGACATGACGGCCAAGGCGACCGACGCCCGCCTCGACGAACTCATGCGCGAGGTACAGCGCCGTCGGGAGGCGGCCGCTGCGCCGCCGGCACCGGACCGAAAGGAACTCGAGGGTCCCTCGCTGGAGCAGGGCCCCGACGACGACGGCGAGTTCGTTGACGTCGTAGACGTCGGCGAGGACGGGAAGGTCGTGGCGGAGGAGCGCGAGGATGGCTAAGGCGGAGCAGCCACCGTCGCCGTGGGAGATGTCCGAGGAGGAGATCGAGCAGGAACTCCGAACCCTGCTGAAGCACCAGGAGTGGCTCGGCAACCAGCCGGTATGCACCCTCGAACGGTGCTCGGGCGAGCCCCACGCCGGCGTCCCGTACAAGCATGACCCGCACTACCCGAAGGCGGCCGACCCGCTGGAGGCGGCCATGCAGACCGACGACGGGTATCGCAGTCGGCCCCACCTGGAGTACCTCGCCTCGAGGCTGGCGAAGGCCATGCACGACGTCGAGAACGGTGAGAGCCGGTTCATCACGGTGTCGATGCCGCCCCGTATGGGCAAGTCGGCGCTGACGTCGGTCAACCTGCCGATCTGGTTGCTGCGCCAGCACCCGGACTGGAAGATCGGTCTGGTGTCGCACTCGCCGACGCTGGCCGTGTCGTGGGGCCGGCAGGTGCGCCGCATGGTGGAGGAGCACGGGCTGGAGTTCGGGCTCAAGATCGCCCACGACGCCGGGTCGGTCTCCGACTGGCAGACGACAGACGGCGGCGGCGTAGCGTCCCGCTCGGCGCCGGGCCAGTCGATCACGGGGATGGGCTTCAAGGTCATGCTCGTGGACGACCTGGTCAAGGACTTCGCCACGGCCCACTCGGCCGCTGAGCGGGAGTCGCTGTGGAACTGGTGGGTGGCGAACGCTCAGACCCGTCTGGAGCCGCCGTCGCTCGTGGTGGTCATCGGCACCCGCTGGCACGAGGACGACTTCATCGGCCGTCTGCTGAGCGCTGAGTACAGTCCCGACCGCGATAAGTGGGAGGTCATCAAGTTCCCGGCCATCGCCGAGCAGGCCGACGTCCTCGGGCGCGCTGAGGGCGACCCGCTGTTCAGCCCCCTGCTGGAGGAGACCCGCGAGGAGGCCCTGGAACGCTGGGCGCAGATGAAGACCTCGATGGGCTCGTACTCGTGGGCGGCGCTGTACCAGCAACGCCCGTCCCCGGCGCAGGGCGCCGTGTTCGACGTCGGCTGGTGGCGGTACTGGACCCGTGACCCGGCGAAGGTCACCGGTGACGGCCGTGTAGTGCTGGCCCCGGACGCCGCGTGGCGGGCCGGGCAGTGGGTGGACTCGTGGGACCTCACCTTCAAGGGCTCCGAGAACTCGGACTTCGTCGTCGGTCAGAGGTGGGTCCGTGCGGGCCCCGACCGGTACCTCGTGGCTCAGCAGCGCGGCCGGTGGTCGTTCACGGAGACGCTGGACCACATGGAGCGGTGGGTCCGTACGGACGACCACGACGTCTCCCCATACGGCGAGTGCGTCCACCAGCGACTGATCGAGGACGCGGCGAACGGCTCCGCGGCCATCGACGTGCTGAAGAAGAGGGTGGCCGGCGTCAAGCCGGTTCAGGCCCGCACCTCGAAGGAGATCCGCGCTCGGGCCATCACGCCGGAGATCGAGTCGGGGAACGTCTACCTGCCGTATCCGTCGGACCCCGGCAACGAGTGGGTGGAGGACCTGCTGTCGGAACTGAGGGAGTTCCCCAACGGCAAGCACGACGACCAGGTGGACGCGCTGACGCAGGCCCTGAACGGTCTGCGCGACGGTGGGCGTGGGTCGGTGTCCGTCCCGACGGGCCGGCTGCCGGGCCGGTCGGTGATGTCCGGGAACCGGATCCGCCGTCGGCGTTAATGTGACGGACACCACGTAGTACCCCTTGCCCCGTAGGGCAGGGGGTACTACTATTTAACTACAGGCCAAGAAAGACACAGACAGGGCCTGGAAGGGAGCAGAACCGATGAGCAGTAACGAGGAGAAGATGTACCTGGCCGACCGTCCGGTGAGGGCGTGGCGCCGGGTCAGGGACGAGAACGGCGACTTCGTCAGCGACGTGGCCTTCGCCGTCGGCCAGACGTGGGAGGACGAGGTCCCGCGGTGGTTCAACGTCAGCATGGTCAACGTGGACGGCCGCACCACCGTCAGTGAGGCCAAGATCCTGCCCGAGGAGACCACCGAGGACGACCTGAGGGCGAAGGGCTACTACCGGGAGACCGTGGGCGGGATGCTGAACTTCGTCCAGACGCTCGCCAGTTTCGTCATGGCCGCTGAGGACAAGGCGTCCGACAACTACGTCATGGCGTTCGGCGCCAAGGCCCGTCTGGAGCAGTTCCAGAACTCGCTGAACGAGACCTACGGCGAGTTGCTGAAGATGAAGAACGCCGACGACCTCCCGGAGCGGCTGGGGCTGATCGGCAAGTACCCGAGCGACGTCCCCGACGACGACCGTCAGATCCTCGTGATCCCGACCTACCCGGACAAGTGGGCGGCCGGCGAGTACGACAAGCGCCCGCTGGCGTGGCGGGCCGTCATCTACCGGGTGATCGACGGGAGCAGGGTCCTCGTGGTCAGCCACGAGATCTACGGTGCCATGACGGCCGCCGACTGGCTCAGCAAGGGCCTGGAGATGGCGTCCACCTTCGATGTCTTGCACACGCTGGCTAACGCCGCTGACACCGCTGCCTGGGCCTCGAACCTGGGAATGCTGTCCGACGACGACGAGTTCCCGGCGATCGCGCTGGTCCACAAGCACGACACCGAGGACGGTGAGCCCCGTAAGGAGACGCTGGTCTACCCGATCGACGTCGAGGCGTGGGAGAAGGACCCGAACCGCCGCGGAGGGATCTCGTGGCAGGCCGTCGAGGTCAAGCACGGCTTCGACGGGCTGGAGGTCACCGCCGAGTGGACGGCCGACGGCGTGACCGAGTTCCAGTTGATCGGTCAGGGCTACCGCCCGATCGAGGTGAACGACCTGCTGGACTACGCGACCGCCTTCGCGTCGCAGGCCCGTCACGCCCGTAGGAACGTCTCGGACAGGTCCGAGGAGGTCGGGCGCCTGGAGAACGCCCTCGTGGACGCCCTGGGCACGCTGGTGAGCGAGTTCTGCTGGATGAAGAACTACGAGGACACCGACGGCGTCCGCCGGAAGGCGTTCTACGTCCCGTCCACCGAGGTCGATGTCTACAAGATGGTGGAGAAGGACTGGGACGCGGTCATCACCTGGGACAAGTACGAGTTGGAGTACAAGGTCTCGGCCGGCGGCTGGCAGTTCGTCCGTACATGCATCGTGGAGGGCAAGTCCCGGCAGGACCTGAAGAACGAGGGCGCCCACGAGGAGTCGATGACCACGTGGATGGTCCAGACGTTCCACACGGCGAAGGACCTGGAGGCCGCCCACGTGGAGATCAAGGACCTTCGCGAGAAGGTTCAGCGCCTGCTGGACGCCGACAGCCGGAAGGCCGGAGAGCGCGCCGACAGGATGATGAAGGAGTTCGTCTGGGTCAACTACTGGACCTCGGACGAGGGGACCGACGACGCCACGGAGTTTCAGGACGTCTACTGGTCCCGTACGGACTTCGAGGCCGAGATGATCGCCGCGGGTAGCCGCGACAAGCCGCTCTCGTGGTTCCGGGCCTCCATGCAGCGCCCGTACCGCCCCGGCGGCCAGTGGAAGGTCATGGGCTCCGAGTCGGTGAACCTCCTCAGCGTCGAGAAGTTGGAGGAGTACGGCGCCAAGGCGTTCCCGGCGTCCCAGGCGCGGGCCTGGATGCGTACGTGGTCCAGCCAGGTCCTGGAGGAGCGGGGCAAGGCCAGTCACCCGTCGCAGGGCCCGGCCGACGCCTACATCCGGGCCGAAAAGGCCGAGGCCGACGTCGCGTACTGGAAGGCGAAGGCCGAGGAGGCCGAGGCCCGTCTGGAGGCGCTGGAGATCAAGCACAAGAACGACATGGAGGCGCTGGTGGCCGACGCTCACCAGTGGGCCGACGAGAACGAGTTGTGCTCCGTCTTCGATGAGTTCATGGAGGAGCACGGCCTGCCGGCCCGTATGAGGGACTGGACCGTCAAGGTCGAGGTGCCGATCACGCTGGAGTTCACGGTCGAGGACATGTCGAACGCCGAGGACGCCAGGAAGGAGGCCGAGCGCTATGTCGAGCAGGAACTGCGGGGCCTGAACGACATCGCCGGCATGGACCTCGCGTGGATCGGCGACCCGGACGGCGACTACGCGGAGGTGGTCGGCGACTGACACTCTGAGCAGGCGGGGGGGGGGGGCGGGGGGCCCCCCCCCCCCCCCCCCCCCCCCCCCCCCCCCCGCCACCACCCCCACC